CACCATTGCGGATGGCATACAAAATATTTGTTTGACATGTGTCGAGTCTGTTTTCGTGTTTAGCAATAGCTGCATTAACCTTATCAGTAGCTGCTACAGCATCTGTAGAACTTCCTTTTACATAATTTGTAAGCACTAAGTCATCACCGGATAATGTGATATTTCCAGTTAATGCCTTACTATTAACAGTTCTGCTTGTTGGTACAGCGCTGATGTCAGATGCTGACAATGCAGCAGTTCCTGTAATATGTCCTTGTGCATCATATTTTACCTTATATGCACCAGCTGTCGTAACTTCGGTTACACTATTACTATGATTAATAGCATTTCCGCTACCGATTGTAATACCAGTACCGTTTGCATAGGTAGTATTCTCCCAAGGTACATTAACAGCTAACTTACTGTTACCGTCAATAGCTACTGGATAAGATCTATTAGCTGTGCTAGTAGCATTTCCGGCATTTACAGATGTTGTATGGTTAGTAACGAGTGCAAGCTTAGCTGTACCGGAAGTAGAGATAGTAGAACTTGATGTGGTAGCATCTAATGTAACAATACCATCTGACCCTGTAATTCCTGTTACAGTACCTGAAGGTTCATCACCTGATGGGATAACAACCCACTCAAAAGTGCCTGTTGACGGTTCTGAATAGATTACAGTATCACCCATCTTATAAGCTGGAGTTACCCCACTTGTGCTATTAGCAGTAGCTTTATAAGTATCACCCACATTTGGTGTTGCTGGATATGTACCATTTACAGTACCCTTAAATACCATCGGTTCCGGCAATGCATTTACAGCATTTGTAATTGCTGTAGAAACAGCTGCTGAAGTTGGTACATTACTTGAAGGATCTGACATATCAATAGTTGAATCAACATCCTTATAAGCAGCATTATTTAATCCAGTTACAGCTACATCTGCTGTTGAGCCATTAGTTGTAACTGAGATATTACCGTTGTTAGAGCTTGGGCTTATAGCTGTTACACCTGTATTTGAGATCTCGTTGTTAGCATCAATATTGATACCTGAACCTTGTGAGTAAGTAGTATTAGTAGGTGTAGCCCATGTTCCGTCACCCTTTAAGAACATACCAGTTTCTCCAGTGCCATCAGCTGCTGGAACTAAACCGTCTACAGAATCGGTAAATGTACTATAAGTAGTATCTGTCCAAGGTACAGCTACACCAGGATATCCACTAGAATCAAGAGCTACTGGATAAGTTTTAGTAGTTTCTGTATCTGGAGCACCTACTGCTACGATTGTGCTTTGAGATTTAAGATTGAGCTTTACGTTACCTTCCTGTTGAATAGCAGCACCGGAAGTCTGGTCAGTAATAAGACCGCCTTCTGCACCTATTGATCTAACAGTACCAGCTCCAGCACCGCTAAGTGCATCAAGGTTTATGATATTGTAAGCATTTGTAGAGTAAATAAATGTACAAATATCGCCAGCACTAATAATATTAGATGTAAGAGCTTGTCCCTTATACAGAATATTTTTAGCACCTGTATCGTTAAGATTAAGAGTAGCACCAGTAGATGTACTACCATTTGTGAATTTAACAGTAACTAAAGCACCTTCTGTGAGTGTGTAATTAGCTATAGTAGCTGTCTTAGCTGCTGTAGCTGCTGCTGTATCACAAACTGCGTAACCCATACCAAACTTAGCAGGGGATATTGCTGTAACATTTTGTAAGTTAGAAGCAATAGAGCTAAGATTTGTGATGATAGACTCACCTTGAGTATGGTTCATGAGTTTATCTGTTGCCATTATACTCAACTCCTTTATAATAATTTCGGGAAATAACTACGAATAGTCTATACTACTATTATATGCCAACAGACTAACATCATTAGGTGTTGTAAATATCTGTAATTACTATAAAAGTAGTATTTTGTATCTTAAGATAATATACAAATAATTACCAACTGTATATTAAAAAATATCCTCGAATTTTCACTTCTACATATGTTATATTATAGTTAAATATCGGATGCCAACAGACATAGAAAGGAGTAGATCTCATGCGTAAACATATTATACAGCACCGTTTTGCTACACCAGAAAACAAAGCGCTATTTAACAAAGAAAATGTAAAGTTCGGTAGTCGCTGGGTAGAACATCTAAATGCTACAGATTACAGTGAAGGAACTATCCAGCTGTACAGACAGAATCTTAATGTCATTTGGTACTGGAATTTAAAATTCAATGACAATAAGCTGTTCGTAGACTGGGATAAGCCAGACATTGCAAGGTTTCAAGGTTGGTGTATGAACGAGTGTCAACATTCTCCAGCTCGTATAAGAAACCTAAAGTTTACGATAGCCTCTATGAGTAACTACATAGAGAATATCCTAGACAAAGAACACCCAGACTTTAAAAAATCGACTGGTAAAATACCTAGTCCTGTGCTAGTACCTGTAATGGAAAAGTCAGTATTTACTATGCACGACATTAACATACTGCTTAGAGAGCTAACCTTTCAGTGTCATTATGACAGAGCTTGTTGCTTGGCACTTGCGGTGTGTTCCGGACGTCGTAAAGCTGAGCTATTACGTTTTAAGCTATCTGATTTCACCGAGGATAGGCTAGTATGTGATGGAGCTCTGTACAAATCATACCCTATTAAGACTAAAGGTAGAGGTAAAAGAGGTAAGATGCTTGAATGTTTTGTACTTGCTAAACAGTTTAAACCATACCTAGATAGGTGGCTTGCTTACAGAGATCGACATAACATACAGAGTGAATGGCTGTTTCCATCTCCTCTAGATTACAGTATACCTATTACTGAAAGCACTTTAGACGATTGGGGTAAAAAATTCAACCCATATCTACCAGACCACTTCTACTGGCATAGTATGCGACACCTTATAGTTACTGCGTTTAAGAAAGCTGGTATTCCTGATTCTGTTATTAAAGAATACATCGGCTGGGATTCTATAGAGATGGTATCTCATTATACAGATATAGATGCTGAAGAACAGCTTGCTATGTACTTTAACTCTGACGGTACTTATGGCGGAGTAGAAGGTAAAATCACAGATGTAAAGTGAGAGAGGAGTATTTAAATGTTTTCAACAGTAACTACATATACCTGTAATGGCTGTCAGTGTACAGCTACCGAAAACAAAGCTACTAGCTGGACTCACCTTAATAACAGCCCTACAGATGGTAAGCAGAACATGGACTTTTGTCCTAGTTGCACTAATAAGCTAAAGCTTACATTATTTACAAATTCGCATACAACTCCTGTAGAACCAGAACCCGTTACCTACGACGATACAGAAGAGCTTACAGAATCTGTAAACACAAATATAGAAGATACAGAGAACGATGAAAGCTCAGTAGATAGTATGGATGAACGCTTTATAGACTTCTATCAGCGTTTATATACTAGAGTATTATATGACATTGCTTGTGATAACTATATCACTGAGAGTGTAAAATACTTACAGTATATTCCGGGTAAGCTGTCAGTTGATAAGAGAGGTGTTCTTGATAATACTCAAGTAGTGCTGTTAATAAATAGTAAACGAGTAAAGCTTGAGAAAATTAAGAAGAATACAGCTACAGTTATTACTATTTATAATGGAGCTAGTGTGATTCTTAGTCGTAAGGTTAGCACATTTGACAGTATAAAAGTATTATTGCACGACATTAAAAATACAGCTGTCAACTTGTTACCTACATTACCTACACAGTATACAGCAGGGTATTTAAGTAAACAGATAACAGCAATAGATAAAATAACAGATCCTGATATTCCTGCAAACGAACTCAAAAGCTGGATCACATATGCTGCCGAACTTAGTAGTATCGACCTTAGCTGATATTGTATCATAACTTATTTTTTTGTATTGTAACGGAAAAAGAGTTATAATTATAAATTTATGTTATTTACAGCACCTGTTGTTTATGATATTTCGTATAATAGTAATATATCCATTTTTACTTATTACCTAAGAAAGGACGAATTACTATGATACATATTTATAACCAGAAGCTTCAAAGTTCTATAAATTCAAGAAGTCGTAAGATCAACTGCGGGCATGAAGTGATGCAAACTAATGATAAATATATTCGCGCACTTATTAACGAAACTATCGCAACTATTGATACTGATCCATCTACAACTTGGGATGACTTCTACCTGACACTGTCAAATGACGCTAAGCGCGGTTACTCAGCTCTCATCAATGAGGTGTGTAGCTATGATGAAACTGAAAACTACGAAAAGTTTATTGATGTTGATGATGTGTTTGAAGCTATAGTTACAAACCATAAAACCACTGTAATAGACCTTGTTAACTTTCTTATAGACAAGGTACTAAGCGACATTGAATGGGAAGCTGAAGTTGAACAGCAAGCACGCTATGATGCTAGATATGCTAGAGGTGAGCATGAATACGACATGGAAAGAGATAGTCGTGGATATTATAGATAATATAGCCTAAAAATTTATAGCGGAATCCTCGAATTTTTAGTATAATCTATCGTATACTATAATTATAGTAAACAACATGAGTAACTACTAAATTTTGTAGGTAACGATTATGCAGAAACTTGCTATCAACGGTAAGGTAAAATCATATGATGCTAATGTCTTAATGTATAATGCTGAACACCGTACTGCCGACCTTAGAACTAATCCTATATATGAGAATGCTAAGAATCGTTATATCGACGAAACAATGTCTTGTAACAGACAGGAAGCTATAGCTTGGATGAAGCATTATATGTCAGAATCCCTTACATGGGGTATTAACAATAAAGATAGACGTTGGCAGTATTCGTTTGCAGCTGCTTATGATATCTTCAACAGCTTATGTGCTAATGCTTAATAATTGATATTTTCTCACGCCCATATAAATAAATATGGTTTGTTTGTGATTTGCATTTATGTTTTTGCGAAAACAGAGATCCGACAGCTGGCAATTGATCACGCTTATGCTGTCGGATTTCTGTTTCTACTCATCCTTATAATATAAATTAGTAGGATACACTACTGTTATAATTATGAAAGGATGAGATGAAAATGGGATTTTTACAAGCTGACAAGAAATATGTAGCATGTGGAGTTACAGTAAACGAGTATTTATTAACTAAACATAATCCAAATAATATAGCAATGCCAGGATATGAAATGAATGATGTAATAGGAGTTACAATCCATAATACGGATTGGATTTCTACAGCATCAGGCACACATCCTAGCGAGCAGTATACAAGAGCTACAGTTAATGGAAACATGGGAGATGTAAGAGTGCATTTCTATGTAGATAACATAGATGCATGGCAGAATCTTCCATTAAACCTTAATGGTTGGCATGCAGCTGACGGAGATGGTGATGGAAATCGTAAGACTATAGCTATCGAGTGTATAATGTCACCTAATTACACAGGAACCGATAAAAAGTCAGAAGATAATGCTGCACGCCTTGCTGCTTACCTGCTTATGAAATATAAACTTGACATTAGTCATTTATATACACATCAGCACTGGTATAGCAGAAAATACTGTCCTGCTTATATTCTTCCACACTGGAATAATTTTGTAAATCTTGTTAAGTCTTATCTCAAAACTGATACTCCAGAACCTACTACACCGACAACATCAACAGAGATGTATCGTGTACGTAAGACATGGGAAGACAGTAAATCACAAGTTGGAGCTTACAAGAACTTAGAAAATGCTAAAGAGTGCTGTGATAAATATGAAGGATATCATGTATACAACTCTAAAGGAGAAGCTGTATATCCTACAGTTACAGTGCCTGAAATTACAAATACAACATTCACGGCTGAACTTCGTACTCTTAAGAAAGGTATGAGCGGTAACGATGTTAAATCATTACAGCAGTTACTATTCTCTAAAGGTTATTCCGTCGGTAGCTACGGAGATGATGGAGATTTTGGTACAGCTACAGAAACTGCTGTGCGTAAATTCCAACACGATCACGGACTAGATACAGATGGTATTGTAGGTCTTAAGACATTCTCTACATTATGGATTTCCAAATAACTCCTTTTAGAATGAATGTATATAACAAGCAAAAAAGGTACTCTTAGCACATAAGCTATGGGTACCTTTTTGCATGGGTTATAATATATACTATATATAATATGGAAAGGAGTATCAATATGACAGCTGTAAAAGAATTACATGTGAGCATCAAAGTACCTAAAAATATATTGCATTTTTATTGTTCATATACAGGAGCTAAAGAACCTGGAGTACCGTATATGCTAAACGAAACAGACCCTGAACGCTTTAACGAAGTGCTAAAGATTATTAAAACAGCTCCTCCATCAGCGTATGTATGGGAAGATAGAGAGGAAGTTACAAACCTCCGAAACGCACTAAAGAAGTGGAACATAGAACATCCAGATGATATTGTAACAGAGGAAGAGATTATAAGATCTGTGTGCGAAGATAACTATAAGCACTCTAAAATAGGTACAGAGGGTAAATACAAGGGTGTAGAAATGCATGAATTTCATGACATTGATTTATGGGAATTTACTAAAGGTGGTACTAAATATAAGATATATATGAAGTTTGTAACCCCAGGAGATGGTAGTTTAGATATACTGTCGTTTCATAGAAGCAAGGAAGTAGACAGGGAGGAATCTGCACTGTATAATTGGAAATATACAGATAATGAACTAGAATAAGTTATTCTCGAATTTTCAGTGCTAAAAATGTTATACTATAATTACAACAAAAGGAGGTTGTAATTATGGTAAATTACATAGATATGTATGCTGAGATCCTTAATAGATTAATACTTGATGTTGTAGAACACGGTTGTATAATTACACCTACAGTAGCGGACATCTGGATGCGTATACCTACCTGTATGCTGACACCGTACAATGACCTTACTATATATGAGAACATACTTACAATACAGCCGACTAGGCTCGACGAGCGTGTAGCTATTACAGTTACAAATGCTGACGGTATTAGTGTTATGCACACATATCTTTGGCAGGAAGATGAGATAGAGCCTCTTGTGTATCAGCTATTAGAAGAATGTCCTAAGAACTACCTTATTAGTGACGATACTGTAGCTACTATGCGAGCTGATCTTGCTAAGCTAAACTCTACAGCACTGTTAAGAACTATACGTGCGATTATAGAAAAATACATATTCAGACCTCGTACAGGAGATACTAATGAATGATAAATTATGTTCAAGCATCGTAGCTAAATTCTTATTAACTAAAGCTACAGACTTTACATTTTGGTGTCTGTTTTTCCCGACACTACAATATATGAAAGGCGAGCGTGAACGTAGATGTATTATAACCGATACACACGCAATAACCTTTGAGCTAACAGATAATGGGTTTGTATATACTGTTCTACACTATGTTAAAAACACTAAAGCATTCGGTGTTATAACATGGCCAGAAGACGAGCTACAGAATACATACGAACTCAACTTACAAACATATTTAGCAACACGATTACAGGAATCTTGGGATATACCGTTAAACAGAACAACACTGTTTAAGCACGAAGTATCGGATAAATTCATACAGTCATTAATAGATAATATCCAATATCAAATTAATGCTTATTCTGCTACTACAGAATTCATAGAACACTGTGATCTTGTAGGTATAAGGGATGTACTCAAAGACAATATAGGAGAAAGGGGATGAATGTAGGTGACATTAGACGAGATCATTAAGCTGATAGAAGACGGAGGTACTGTAGATACAGCACAGATATTACCGTTGCTGTTAGAGTTAAAAGGTTGGCGTAAAGACCCATTTACAAAGGTTAAAGTCGTATGTGACGATACAGTAGCATGCGGGCATTGTGATTATGAAGCTGCTTGTAGCCAATACCGTAATCTAAGGCCTGATAGATGGGATGCTAAGAAATAAGAAAAAGCCTCTTATATTAGTTATAAGGGGCTATTTTTGCGGTTACGTTAATACGGTAGGTTATAATATAGTATACACATTTATCTTATAGAGGAGGGGAAATCCTTTGAAGACAGAAACACTAATATCTCTAATGAGTATCTTGTTCTCAGGCCAGTTAATACTAGCTATATGGCAAGTAATCAAAGAGGTAATGGACAGACGTAAACAAGCTAAAGAAGCTGCAAATAAGGTAAACTCTAATACAGCGCTGATGGACGACATTATACGTCGTATATTCAGAACAACATTAAAGGCACAGCTACAGCAGATATTCTTAGAGCTCGATAACCTAGATAAATATGCCAGACCACAGGTAATGCTTGATTTAATTGAGCTCAAAGACAACATGGAGTTATACCTTAAGATAGGTGGTAATGGTGCTGTTCACAGACTATATGCAACATTACTTAGCAAGCTTCTTCACAACCCAGACCTTGTATCATTCGTAGATGCTGCTTGGATAGAATCCATAGGAGCTGAAGTTAAAGCCGGAGGAGGTACAGACGTATGAATGTCTTTTTAGAAGCCATAATGACAGCTGCTACAACAGCATTAAGTGCTGCTATATTAATACTGTTAAAGCATGCTATTAATTATTTACAGTCTAAGACAACGAGTATTAAGGTACAATTATACCTAAAAGAGCTCGAAACAGTAATATCTGACGGTGTAGCGTACACAGAACAGACACTTGTAAATGGGTTTAAGAACGCAGATACTTGGACAAAAGAAGCACAATATGAGTGCTTAAATTCTTGTGTAACATACATTATAGACAATTTAACAGCAGAAACTGCTAACTATTTCGCTGAAAATCAGGGGGATTTTCGTACCTGGGTAGCTTCGAAAGTAGAAGCTTTTATTCAAAAATCGAAGGTAAAAAGCGAAAAATAACGAAGAAATTATCAATCTTTGATGACATATTTTTAAACTCCAATCGGTAAAACACCGGAAGTTATTTACATTATTTAGTAAATTCTTCCGGTGTTTTGCTATGAACTCATGTGTTAATATATACAAATAGTAGGTACACCTATTTACGATTTGATGTATACTTTTAACAAGATGAATAGATTGATAATCGTAGAGATAATAATTCATAGGTATACAGATTATACAATGTGGATGGTACAAGAAATCCTGAATAGTGTACAACATGTACAAAGAGTAAGCAGTGAGAAAGTTCGTAAAGCTACGATTATTTTAAGATAATTAGTAGAATGCGTTTATAACTATGTTACAAAAGAAAAGCCTGAATGATGTACAAAATACACAAAGATTCGGATATTCGTACCCTAACACAAAATCTGCTAATTTTTCAGTGTGAATACAGCTAAAATCCTGAAATTGTATACAGTATACAAAAACAGATTTAAAAGTTTGTAAGATATATGAACATAAGATTATACATATTTACAATAGAATAACAGTAAAAATTAAGCTAAAATCGTAGATACTTGTAAATTATCAGGAATAATCTATGAGAAATATGGGAGATTTTAGAAACATTTTTATTATAAATTCACTAGATTCTGTAAATAATATCTTAACTTCTTGTACGATTTATCATACATTTTTATACTTGATTATACTAACAGAAAATTGTATGAATTTACATTTAATGTATAAGATTCTATTTAATACTTACAAGAATTCTTCACAATCCTATACAAAGTATACGTCAATCGCAGATTCATGTACTATCCAATAAATAATATATATACTTCCTGGTTACACACTCGACTATCGTTCGCAGGGGGTTACCCCCTCTGACAGCGTCAGACCTTTCAGGTGCTCACTTGCTCGTTCTGTTATACATTCGCTCACCCTTCGTTCGCTCAATACGCTCAAATCGCTCAGAACTGACAGCGGAAGTATATATACTATGTTCTATTATGCTTTCGATAATCGAACAGTTCGTTCGCTCCGCTCACTCTTAGACCCTTCGGGTCTGTACGAGCTACTGGGCTAATTTTCTTTTTTCTTTTTTTTATTTTTCCTATTGACTTTTTGATTTTTTTATGTTATAATATTTATGCTGGGTATGGGTGGGCTATGATATTTTATCGAGCTACTTGAGCGCTTTGAGCTATTTACTCTATTTACGCGCAGGTTTGAAGCTCTTTAGCCTATACTTCATCGCACTACATTGTATCGCTTCAATTTACGATACAGCTTTTCACTACACTAATAACTCTCAATTCCGAGATTTATTTTTTGCTTATAATATGATTTGGCAGAAAGCATTGATTCATTTGTTTATACTTTTGAATCAGTGCTTTTTGCTTTATATACATGATAAACTGTACAGCAAACACATGTATACTAGGAACAGCATTACAGAACATAATTTACCGTACAGCTAGTAACCTTTCAAGATGAACACGCTCGAAGGTTTTAAACACATGCATATATTTTAAACTTTCTTCTTGAATATTCGAATTTTTAGTGCTATATCTGTTATACTAATTACAGTAAAACAAGTTCGTAATTTTCTAACCTATTTAACAGGAGGATTATCACATGGAAAGAGTACTTTCACCGGTACAGAATCTTATGATTAATTTCGCACCGTATGTTGGCAAAGATGCTAGTGTAACAAACGAAACAGAGTTAAATCTCTATTATGCTGACATTGTATCTAATGCTACAGAGCTTAATAACAAGCTTAGTCCTAAGTCTAAAAAGGATATTGCTGTTAAACTCTGGGATACATACAGACAGTGCATGTTGCTTTCCGAATTCTATGAAAACAAGTATACGACAACTAAGAATAAGGAATACAAGGAACGGGTACTGTATTTCAAGAACAAAGCTAACTCATGTATTGATAAATTCTACGAGCTTACTATTTAAAACAGGTCTTCAACATTCTTAGTATAATCACTGTAGTGCAAATAACCTTTCAAAATGAAACGACTCGTCTTATTAACAAACAAAGTAATGATCAAAACAAAAACCGACGAATCCTCGAATTTTCAGTATAATTGATGCTATACTATAATCAGTAAAAAGGATACACCGTTTATTTTAGGAAAGGTGGAGTTTATATGTCACAATTCATGAATACATATCCTGGTTATTCAGCACACGAAGCTAACATGAAGGAAGCTGATGCTCGTCTTTTTGCTGAAGCTTGGTGGGCAGAGCACGACAGACGCGAAGAAGAAGCTCGTAAAGAACGTATTCGTCGCGAAGAGTTAAGACGCACATATCCACAGAGATGTGACGAAGCTATTAAAAAGGGTTTAGCTCTTGACAAACAGCGTGACGAAGCTATAGCTAAAATGCCATTAATTCCACGTACTAAGGACGAAGCTATTGTAGCTGCTAATGCTATGGCACATACGAAGGAAATACCTACAGACTGGCAGTTTACTGATCATAAAGTACAGGTAGGTACTAAGAAGATATTCTTTCCAAAATATGCAGGATGTGACAACACAAACTGGTATGTAAGCTTAATAAGTGCATTAATCCAGGGAAATACAAACGCTGCTACCTACTTCACTAATCTCTTAACTCGTGAATGGGTTTGGTACACTACTAAGAATCCTAAAATAAAGGTATTCGAATCTAATATTGTAATGCCGGAAGAATAATTAACATGATGAACATAGAACTTGCACGAACTGCTTATGAAAACGACGATATAAGGAGAGCTCTTAAACTTGCTATTAAAGCTAAAATCGGTGTTAATACTGAACAGAAAGCTATAATGGATAAAGGACTCCGATGTCTACGTCATAAGCAGTTCTTCGAAAGCCGATACGGCGATATTAAACCGTTCGTTCAAGATGCTGTTACAGTATTACGAGCGGTTTTATGTATTGATAAACACGATAATACAGAGCTTAATTATGGTAAAGTTACGGTATTTTCTATACTGAATACAGGTACTGTTTTTAAGATTTATAAGCCTAAAGAAAGGTTTAAAGAATACCGTTTCATTAAGCTACGAGCTTCTAATAAACACAAGTACAATGCCTACTGCTTAACCAATAAGAAGTACATGAGTGTACCTGACACCTCGAGGTGTGTACCGGTATGTCGTGATATGGAAGTACTAAGAACACTAAAGGAAAATGAGGAATACAAACTATGGGAAAATTGTCAGCAAAAGACTTAAATGCTTACAGCTATAAGCCAGTTTATTTAGGTGAACCTACACAAGTTACTAAGCAGGCTAATCCTAGAAGAATACCACAACCAGTACAACAAACACCTGTTAATAACATACAAAGTAAACAAGAATTCAGGTATGAGGAGGTATACAGTGACCTTTTTAATTTATCTGAAGACTATATGCTTGTTCATTGTGTATCCGCAGATTTTAAGCTAGGAGCAGGTATTGCTAAAATATTTAACGACAGGTTTAATATGAGTGATAAGCTCGAACACATATTACCGTTCGAAGCTTGGGACGGTGTTGGATATTGCGGTATTGTAAATATGGACAGGTTGTTTACTCTAGTACCTAAAGATCTCGGTATATACAGAGTAGCAAATCTTGTAACTAAAGAACACTATTATGACAAGCCTACCTTGTATACAATGCAAACAGCATTACAGGATCTCAGGTTACAGTTACATATGACATATCCTGAGGTTAAGAAACTAGGAATGCCATTAATAGGTTGTGGGCTGGATAAATTAAACTGGAGCGATGTATCAGCTTTAATAAATAAGGTATTTTACGACACAGAGCTTACAATTACCGTGTGTAAATTATAACGATTATAAGAATACAGAGGTGTAAGATATATACATCTCTGTTATTTTATTTTTCGCAGATATCCTCGAATTTTCAGTTTGTTTTGTCGTATAATTAATATATCATTTTTTAAACAAGGGAGTATGAATAGTATGGCAGTGAGAAGAAGAATAGCATTACCTGAAAGAGTAACTGCACCTGTCGAAGTACCAGCTTCTCTACAGAAGAAGAAGCAGATTAAGAACCTCGACAGCGTTATAGCAGAAGCACAGAAGATGACTGAAAAGTACAAAGACGACTATATTTGTATAACAGACAAAGATGAGCTTATAGATTACATTGACAAGATCATAGAGAATCGTAGAGCTGCACTCGATACGGAAACTACAGGGCTTGATATCTTTAATGACGATGTTGTCGGCTTTAGCTTACACACTATGGGTAAGAAAGCATGTTATGTACCTATACGACATCTATCCCGTCTATCAGGTCGTATTGATACAAGTCAGCTATCTCCAGAGTTCTGTGCGCAACAGTTAAACAGATTACAAGAAGTAAAAGATCTTATAGAGCTCGACTACTTTAATGCACAATTCGATATGAATATGCTCTACTATAATCTACATGTAAATTTATGGGATATTAAAACGAACGATGCTATGCTTATGATGCGTATGCTGGATACAGAGAGAAACAAAGATAACAACTTAAAAGCATTACATGCTGATTTCTGTGCTCATACAACACGAGGTCCTAGATTTAACGATTTATTCCCGGCAGGTTCATTTAATGTGTGTCCTTACAAGTATGCTACAGCTTACGCTGCACGAGATGCTGAGATGACAACTGAGCTTACCGCTTATGCTACAGAGCAGATGCAGCTACCTGAGAACGAAAGCTTATGGCATGTATGGGAAACTATAGAACAGCCTCTTATACCCGTATTACTTAGGATGCGTGAGAAAGGTGTGCTTATAGATAAAGGCTTAAAGGCAGAGCTTACAGAGAAGTATCGTAAGATCATGGAGGATGCAGAGAGGGACTTTATGCGTGAATATGAGCCGTACATTCCTCTTATTAATCAGTGGCGTCAGAAATATAACAAAGTTAAAGGAAAGACTCTCGACATGCCGATTAAGATAGGCTCTGATGATCAAATTCAGATACTGTTCTGGGATATTATGAAGCTACCGCACGCTGATGGAGCTAAATGTGATAAAGAAGCTATTAAAGCTACGAATAGTAAGATAGGGGAGATTCTTCTAAAGTATCGTGAAGCGAAGAAGCTGTTATCAACATACCTTGAGGGACTGGATAAATTTATTCAGAAAGACGGTTGCGTACACGGAGGGATCAAACAGCTTGGGGCAGCTACCTCCCGCACCTCGGCATATGATCCAAATCTACAGAATATACCGTCGCACAATAGAGAGATTAGACAGATGTATATAGCAAGGCCGGGTTGTTATTTAATATCTTGTGACTATTCAGCACAGGAGCCTCGAATCACAGCTTGTGTATCACAAGACCCTGGTATGATACAAGCTTATAAAGAGGGTAAGGATCTTTATCGTATGATTGCAGCTGCTGCTTATAATACTACCTACGAGGAATGTCGTGAGCACAATGAAGACGGTTCCTTATACTTGCCAGGTAAGGAAAGAAGAACAGCTGCAAAGTCAATAGTTTTAGGAATCTGTTATGGAAGACAGATTAAGTCAATTGCTGAACAGTTAAAGTGCTCAGAAGAAGAAGCACAAGAGATTTACAATAAAGTAACTAAAAATTTTCCAGGACTCATAAGAGCACAAGAGGCTGCCATCGCTTATGCACATGAACATGGGTATGTATCAACTTTATATGGATCTAGACGACATCTTAAAGTAATGATGCATGATGATTATGAGTTTAAATATAGAGATGGTACTAATCCTGAATTCGACCCGTATGAGCCAGAGCTTACAGCTGAAATTACCACAGTTAGCCCTAAGAAGGCTGCTGAGTTTACAGAACGTCTTAAGAAAGCAAAATGGAGAAAGGATAAAGAAGCTATTATTGCAGAATTGTCAGCTGAGGGTATTGAAGTTGTTGACTATTCTTACAAAAAGTCTGATATGTCTAGGAAATGTTTAAATTCACAGATTCAAGGAACGGCAGCAAATATAAGTAAAATCGCAATGCGATTAATAGATTCAGACGACAGATTAAAAAAAATTAATACATATTTACTGTTAATGGTACATGACGAAGTTATTTGTGAGTGTCCAAGAGAACATTTAAAAGAAGCTTGTACATATATTAGTGAGAATATGGTTAAAGCGACAGAAGGGCTCGAAGTACCATTTCTCTGTGACTGCGAAAATTTCGCTGCGTGGTACGGGCCTGAAGTTGTTATGGACGAAGATGGAGAGATAATCAATGATTAATAATACAGATGAAATACTTAATAATGAAGAACAACCGCAGAGAACATATAAAGTGTATTTACGTATAGCTCCAGATTATAGAGTATATGTAGGTTGTACTTGTAGGTCTTTAGAAGAACGTGCTGGTAATAATGGTTGTGAATATAAGACACAACCTGAGTTTTATAAAGCTATACAGGAATTTGGTTGGAGTAATTTTAAATCAGTTTTATTGTTAGAAACTACTGACATAAACGAAGCTCATTTCGCGGAAAAGTATTATATTCATTGCTTTGATAGCACGAACCCTGAACATGGTTTTAATAGGTTTAATGCGGGTTATATAACAGATCCTACATATATTGATAGGATTACCGAAATAAACCGTATGCATAATTCTGATCCTGAAATTGTAGCTAAAATAAAAGCAACTTGTAAAGCTATATGGAATGATCCGCAAAAACGAAAAGAACACGGAGAGATGGTAAAAGAAAAATTAGCAGATCCTGCGATTAGAGCTAAAATTTCAGAACATACAAAAGCTGCTATTGCTAAAGAAGCTCCAGGTGTTCGTTCTGAACGTGCTAAACGCAATTGGGAAGATCCTGCTATTAGAGAAAAAGCTATTAAAGCAATGAAAATTGCTTGTAATACACCAGAACATCGTGAGAAAATATCTAAACGCTCAAAATATTATAATAATTTGCCTGAAACGAAAGCACTAGTATCAAAACAGTTTACTGGTAGATTATTTATAAACAACGGTAAGCAAAATAAAAGAGTTTTTAAGGATGATGGAGATAAGCTAGTAGCTACAGGAGAATGGGTTTGGGGTAAATTACCTATGGGACCTAGAGGACCTGTTGAAAAATTAAGAAATAGAAAATGGATGCATAAGCTAGATGGTACTTGTAAGACAATACCTAAAGATGAAGTAGACGATTATTTAGCACAAGGTTGGCTATTAGGTATGAAATAAAAAAACCACCTCTATCCTCGAATTT